TGTACTGGTACATGGACGGCAGCCCGTATCAGAACTGCGATACGATCATCGCAGACGGCGCGGTTCGTTCTGGAAAGACAATCGCGATGATCTGCGGCTTTTTCCGCTGGAGCCTTGCTGCGTTTCAGGGCGAGACGTTCATTCTGGCGGGCAAGACCATCGGCGCTTTGAAGAAGAACGTCGTTGGACCCGCGCTTCAGATCCTGCGGGGCTGGGGGCTTTCCTATGTGTATATTTCCTCGGGCGATGAGGCGCGGATCGAGGTCGGCGAGAATGTCTACTACCTCTACGACGCGCACAACGAACGAAGCCAGGACCGTCTGCAAGGCTTGACGGCTGCCGGGGCGCTGGCGGACGAAGTGGCGCTGTTCCCGCGCAGCTTCATCGAGCAGATGACGGCGCGATGCAGCGTCGACGGGGCGCGGATCTGGCTGAACTGCAACCCGGAAAGCCCGGCGCATTACGTGAAAACGGAGCTGATTGACAAGGCTGCCGAAAAGAATATCTGCCATCTGCATTTTCTGATGTCGGATAATCTTACGCTGTCGCAGAAGACGCGCGAACGCTATGAGCGGATGTTTTCGGGCGTCTTTTATCAGCGGTTCATCCGCGGCGAATGGGCGATGACAGACGGGCTTGTCTATCCGCAGTTTGCAAACGACCCGGGCGCGTATCTGCTGGACACCGCGCCGCCGATCCACTACGCGGCTATCGGCGTCGACTTCGGCGGCACGGGCTCGGCTCATGCGTTCGTGCTGACAGGCTTCACGGTCGGCTTTGAGCAGGTTGTGGTGCTGGATGAATATTATCACAACAACAAGCATCAGGGCGTTCTGAGCCCGAAGCAGCTCGATCAGGCGTTCGTCGATTTCGTGCGGCGGGCGAAGGCGCGATACCGCGTCTATGCGGTCTACTGCGACAGCGCGGAGCAGACGCTGATTCAGGGCCTGCGCGTCGCGGCGGCAAAGGCGGGGCTGGGCGTGGAGATCCGCAACGCCCGCAAGGGCGAGATCTGCGACCGTATCGCATTTTATAACAGCATCATCAGCCAGAACCGGCTGCGGGTGCTGCGGGGCTGCGAGGCGGTCACAGACGCTTTGAAGCACGCAGTCTATGACCCGAAGCATCCGATGGAGGACATTCGGCTCGACGACGGAACGAGCAATATTGACTCGCTGGACGCGCTGGAATATTCGACGGAACACGTGCAGGACAACATCATGTATCTTGCCCTGCGGAGGTGAACATGAAAGCAATTTTGCAGTATTTACGGGCGCGGGGTTTCGGCTGCGCGTCGGATGCGGCGTATGAGCGCATCGAGGTCTGGCAGGCGTGGTATCGGGGCAAAGTTCCCGCGTTTCACACATACCGCCAGTATAACGGCAAACGCAAGCTGACGCGCCAGCGGCGCAGCCTCGGCATGGCGAAGGCGGTTGCGGAGGACTGGGCGAATCTGGCGCTCAATGAGAAGGTCGAGGTCTGCGTCAGGGGAAAGCAGCTGGAGAAGCGGGTGCGCGAGGTGCTGGAAAACAACAATTTCCGGGTGCGCGGCAATCAGCTGCTCGAAGAGACGTTTGCCCTCGGAACCGGCGCTTTTGTCGAGCGGATGGACGGCGATGACGTGCGCATCGACTATGTGCGGGCGGGCATGATCTATCCGCTTGCCTGGCATAACGGCGCGATCACGGAATGCGCGTTTGCTTCGGAGCGGCAGGTGCAGAAAGAGAAGCAGGTCTACCTGAACATTCACAGGATGGAGCATGGGAAGTATGTGGTCGAAAATCATCTGTTCCGACGCACGGGCGATCAGCTGACGGAGATCCCACTTCCGGAGGGCGTGGAGGAAGTTGTGCGGACGGGGCGCGATGAACCGCAGTTCCAGATCATCCGTCCGAACATCGCGAACAATCTGGAGCCAGACTGCCCGATGGGCATTTCGGTCTACGCAAACGCCATCGATCAGCTTGAAGGGCTGGATCTGGTCTATGATTCGTACTGCAACGAGTTCCGACTTGGCAAAAAGCGCATCACGATTCCGATGACGATGGCGCGGATGGCGATGGAAGAAGACGGTTCTATCGGGGCGGTCTTCGACGACAACGATACGGAATTCTATGCCGTGCCGTCGGACGAAGGGAATCCGCAGAAGATCGAGGAGCACAACATGACGCTGCGCTATGAAGCGCATGAGGCGGGCGTGCAGACGGCTTTGAATCTGCTGTCGTTTAAGTGCGGCATGGGGCGCAACCGGTACAACTTCAAGGATGGGCAGGTCAAGACTGCGACGGAGGTTGTGAGCGAAAAATCCGATCTCTACCAGTCACTGCGCAAGCATGAGCTGCTGCTTTCTGCGGCGCTTGTGGCGTTGGCGAAGGCTATCGCGGGGATGCTGGGCGCGAGCGCGCAGGATGTGACAGTCAACTTCGACGACTCGATCATCGAGGACACGGGCGCGGAGAAAGACCGGTTCTTGCAGGAGATCCGCGACGGCGTGCGGCAGAAGTGGGAATATCGGGTGAAGTTCTTCGGCGAGGACGAGCAGACGGCGAAGGCTATGACGGCATCAGACAGCAGAGATGAAGAGCAGCTCTTCCCGGAGGTCTAAGCAATGGCAGAGCTGGACGATCTGCTGCGCGACGGTCCGGATGCGCTGGTCGAGCTGTACCGGCAGGCGGAGGACAATATTCTCATCGACATGGCGCGGCGCATCAAGGCGTATGATTTTTTCATTCCTGCCGCCCGGTTCCAGAAAGCAAAGCTGGAGGCGATGGGGCTTGTATGGCAGGAGATCCTGCGGCGGCTGTCCGCGCTTACGGGCAGGACGCAGGAAGAGCTGACCGCCCTCTGGAAACAGGCGGCGGCGCTGGCGGCGCGGGAGAATCTGGCGGTCTATCGGGCGGGTGGCGTCTACGACGCAGGAAAGCTCGACCGGAAGGCGCTGAACGACGTGCTACGCGGCGGGCTCAGGCAGACGGCGGGACTGTTCCGCAATCTGACGCAGACCACGGCGCGGGCCGGGTCTTCGCAGTTCGCCGACGCGCTGGACAGGGCATGGCTCCAGATTTCGTCCGGAGCGTTCGACCGGCAAAGCGCGGTGCGGATGGCGGTGCATGATCTCGCCGAAAAAGGCGTCTGCGCGGCGCGGTATCGCTCCGGGCACGCCGACTATCTGGAAGTAGCTGTCCGCCGGGCAGTCGTGACGGGGCTGAACCAGTCGACGCTGCGGATGCAGGAGGCGCTTGCCGATCAGATGGGCTGCGATCTGGTCGAGGTATCGGCGCACAGTGGCGCTCGCCCGAGTCATGCGGAATGGCAGGGGCGCATTTACAGCCGCAGCGGAAAGGATAAACGCTATCCAGATTTTGTAGAGTCGACCGGTTACGGCACAGGGCCAGGTCTTGGCGGCTGGAACTGCCGTCACAGGTGGTATCCGTATGTCGAAGGAACGCCCCGGCGGATGACGGACGCGCAGCTGGATGCACTGGACAAGCCTGCATACCGGTATCGCGGGCAGGACATGACCGCATACCAGGCGGAGCAGAAGCAGCGGTATTTTGAGCGGCAGATCCGCAAATGGAAACGCGAATATCTCGCGGCGCGGGAGCTGGGCGAGGATACGGCAGAAGCGGCTGCAAAGCTGCGCACATGGCGCAGGGCGCTTTCCGGATTCCTGAAGGAAACGGGGCTCAAGCGGCGCTCGGAGCGTGAGCGTGTGGAGGGCTTCGGCAGAAGCGAGGCTGCAAAGGCGACCGCGCAGGCGAAGAAAACAGGCTGATTGAGCCGCCCCGGAGGCGGTTTTTTCATACACAAATTTACATCCACGAAAGGAGAACAATCGCATGGAATTTCTCAGAGAGCTTTTCGGCGATCAGGCGCTGACCTATGAGCAGCTGCATCAGGCGGTGCAGAGCCGCGGGTTTGATGTGGTCAATGCGCAGGGCGGCGCGTATGTGCCGAAATCGCAGGTCGACACGCTTCAGGGCAGTTTGTCGGCGGCGAACAAGAAGCTGGAGGGCTACGACCCGGAATGGAAGGAGAAGGCGGCTGCCGAGCAGCAGAAGCTGGAGCAGCAGAAGATGGATTTCGCCATCGAGAGCGCTGTGGCACGTGCGAAGCCCTACAACGTCCGCGCGGTCATGGGGATGCTCGACCGCTCGAAGCTGAGCTTCGCGGGCGGCGAGGTCATCGGGCTTGACAAGCAGCTGGCGGATCTTCGCAAGAACGAGGACACGGCTTTCCTTTTCCCCGAGGAAAAGAAGAAGCAGACCGGCATGAGCCACGAAGGCGGTCATGAGGTCGGCAAGGACGAAAACAAGAAGGAACGCGCCAACGCGGCTTTGAGAGCGGCGTTCGGTCACTAAGAAAGGAGCAATAAACAATGCCGAATATTATTTCCAGACAGGACGCTGAAGCTCTGATTCAGGAGCAGATCGTCGGTACAATCAGCCAGGAGGCCCCGCAGCACTCGACGTTTATGCAGCTGGCACGGAGACTTCCGAACATGACGAGCCGCCAGACCCGTATTCCGGTTCTGGATATGCTGCCGATGGCTTACTGGGTCAACGGCGACACTGGCTTCAAGCAGACCTCGATGCAGAAGTGGGAGAACGTCTTCCTGACGGCAGAAGAGCTGGCGGTCATCGTGCCGATTCCCGAAGCTGTCCTCGACGATGCGAGCTTCGACATTCTCGGCGAGGTGCAGCCGCGCGTTATGGAGGCAATCGGGCAGTGCGTGGACTCCGCCGCGATCTTCGGCGTAAACCGCCCGGCGGGCTGGCCAATGGACATCATTTCCCGCGCACGGCAGGCAGGCAACAACGTTGCGCCCGGTTCGAGCCCGAACTACTACGACAAGATCATGGGCGAAGACGGTATCATCGCGAAGGTTGAAGCCGCCAGCCGCATGGTCACGGGCGCGGTATCCGGTATGG